CGCCTGGCAAACCAATAAACTGTTGAGTGTTCGTGTAGTTGGTGTACAAAGCAGTAGCCATTGCATCCATCATCACATTGGTTGCATCGTTCATACGAGCTTCAATGAGAGGAATAATTGCATAGTCTTGCTGTACAGCACCTTCCATCCCTAGGAATGGTACAGGAGCAATCATCAGTTTAAGGTTGAACTCAGCGTTAAATGCACCTTGCTGTACTGATGGTTGCGTAAAGCTACCAGAGTAGTCAGACCATTGTGCGTTAACGAACTGAGCGCCTTGAACTGGCACAGTTACTTGGGATACACCACCTGAAGCCTGTTGACTATTTGCAATCAACGCAGCCATCAAGGGTGTGCTGTTATAAAGTTGTACGACCAGCTTGGGGATAAACGCTCTACGAGTTACATAAGTAAGTTCGTTGTATTGCGATGTACCCGCTGCTGGAAGAATACCGCCACCTATAGGCATAGTTTATCTCCAAACAAAATTCAAATATCCCCTGTTACTGCGAACTTCAAATACCAATTGGTCGAGTGTTTTTACGCAACTCTTGTAACGCTTTTGCTGCTTCGTTTCTAGCACCTTGTACTGGATTCTTCCAATAGTTATTCAGGTCGAAACCTTTTAACGGACTTGGGTTATATCCAGATGGAGTAGGGGTTGCAGCTTGTTTCATCCAGTCAAAATACTCAGCAGCAGTTTCGTGATCGGAGATTTTTTTCTCAAGCATAATTTTTTCAATGCTCTCAATATCTTCCTCCGACTGAGCTAGACCTTTTTTAATTAATCTATCTCTGCGCTTTTGTAATTCTTCCCGTGCATCTTTTTCCTTGAGTTTTGCTTCTAATTGCATAACCCGTTCTTCAGCAGCAGTCACCTTTTGTTCGGTGTAATCTTCTAGCTCAAGTTCAGGAATAGGCAAATTAGGTCTAACCTTTTTTGTCAAACGCAAGGCTTCTTTACGAGTAGTAGGATTCTCAGCCAACTCTTTCATCAAGAGGGCTAGTTCATCCCGCTGTTCTAAACTAATATCTTCTAAGCTCATCTTTTATCCCCTTTTTTCGTTAGATGACTTTTTTGGTGTCGCCAGGTTGCGACATCGACATTTGGTTCTTGCTACCAGCTTTATTAGCAGCAGACAAGCCACCAAACTCAGAGAAGCGTGGAGTATTGATTACTTGACCATTACGCTGATTGTTGTCAGTAGGTCTGCGAGGAGCTGAAGCACCACGGGGTTTAAAGAGTTCCATAATAATTTCCTTTAAATGGGTTGAGGTAATGGCAATGCACCACCACCAGGAGGTGTAGGCATCATGCCAGGAATTGCTGGCGCAGATGACATGGCTTTACTCTCAGGTGTTGCGCCACCAGCTTGAGGTAAAGTTTGCAACATATTCAAAATCTCAGTAGGTTGCAATTCATCGGTTCTTTCCTTATCAGGACCAAGGATTCCAGTAATAACACGGATTGCATCCAAAACTTGTTTGCCTTCTTTTGAGCCAACGCCAATGCCAGGCAAGCTCTGATTCAAGAGATCCATTGCCATGGAAAGGTTTAGCATCGCAGATTCTTTTGATCCCATCTTAGGTTCAGGCGTTGACATGGGAGCAGCCATTGGAGGGGTAGTCGCATCGGACATGACTGTTTCTTCAGTCGTTTGCACCATGCCACCAGGTGTTGCCTGATCCCGTTGGCTTTTAATCATCTTCATCAATTCTTCTTGTGGAACAGCCATAAATTATTCCTATCAATTTTTGCATAGATTAAACTTTATCTATGACTTGTCAAGTGGGTAGCTGTATTTTAATTCCCGCTACCCCAGGAATTTCCCGTGAAGGATCTTAACGAGTAGCCTTGCGACCACGCTTCATCTTTTTGCCGTACATAACATTCTCCTTAAAAGTTAACGCACATCACGCCCATACACCCGTGTGCTGGGTGAACGAGAGTAATTCTCAAAACCACGATTCCGATATTCCAATTGGGCTGGTGCATCACCACGCTTCAATGATTCAGTAGTTACCCTAGGTTGATCGGCTCTTGGTTGTATCTGTTGATTTTCCATAATTACCCCACTATCGGTTCACTTGGTCCACCTTCGGTAGCTGAAGCTGGTAGGCTTCCTCCACCACTCATGCTCATCTTAGTCTTTAATTTATCTTTTAACAACTGCTTCATAGGAGGTTCTAACATATCGAGTAGGGCTTCTTGGTCAATCGCTCCAGCCTTGAACAAGTTAAACGCTAAGTTCTTCAGATCCTCGGTAAAGATTGGGCTATTGCTGTGGGCATCGACTTTGACCACAAAATCCCGTGTGAACTGGTCTGCAATGAATGGTTTGCCTTCGGTATCGGTGTAATGGGTAGGATCATAGAACTGCATGAGCTTGAGGTACATGGTTGCTACCTTCTCTAGCGCATCCTCGACAATCAAAGCCCGTTTCTTAGCCCTAGAGCTACCTAATCGTGCCAATTGGCTAGCATGACCTTGGCTTCTGACACCAGATTCGCCACGACCAGACAAAACATTGGAGATTCCTGACACTTCAGAGAACATTGCATCAATTTCACGCAACATTTCAAACAAATCGTTAGGCAAATTAGGTGCTAAACGATCCACTTTAGCGTTAGGCATATCGGAAGCAAGCAGTCCACCAGCCCGATTTAATGCAAAATTCTTCTCATCCAGTATGCCAGTAAAGCCTGTAAGGGCTGTAGGAGGGCTAACTTGCTTACTGAGCAAGTCCAAAATCTCTGTCATGCGGTTATTGCGCAAGGATTGGAGCAGAATAAGCTTCTGGCACTCCGATTCACCCCAGTAATAGTCGTATAAGGGGTTCGGGCAGAGCTGGATAAATGGACATTCACCCTTCATAAACAAGGATTCGCCAGGTCTATCGTAGATAATGACCATGGGTTGAGCGATAGTTACGACCTGATAGTCCTTGGTATCGTCATTCCAGATCCATAATTCGTGCATTTCTACGGTATCTTCGGCTACTCTAGCCTGGTAACGCATCTCTCCATAGAGATCCATGTTCACATTACCGTAGATTGTGGGGTTGGTTTGGCTAGTAACGATGCGGTTGACGGCATCTGGGATGTCACTATCCTCTGGACCAGAGCCAGTAGTTACCCGTTTGACTAGCTCATCACGCTTGGGATGGGAATACAGACGGGCATAGAGGTCCGACTTGGTAATGTAGTATGTCTGAACGATGGCTTCTTGCCTGTCTGTATAAGGTATATCCTCCCGCAACACCCCTACCGATGAGGGTTCAATCATGTATGGGTGGATTCCGTTATTAACAACCAGCTTAACGAATGTGGTGTTGTACACCAATGACCAGTTTAAGGCTGCCGAAAAGACTTGATCGGCATTGGAGTTCATCCATTCGTCATTTAAAGCTTGGGTTAATGCGGGTGTCTTACGGTGTTCGATCCCATTGACCGATGCACCGAGTTGGATTGAGAAGCGGGTAGTATCTGCGGAGTATAAAAACGAAGAAAGCTGGTCAAGGTGCGGATTAATCTTGTTAAAGTACGCTGGTGGTTCTTCAGGACCAGCGCCAAACAAGTAATAAGCTCGTAAAGAATGGTAATCAGCCCGTCTTTCTTCCTTTGAAACTAAACACTTTTGCAAGATTTCTAAATAAAAATCTTCTCTTTCATTGGCATTTGATGGGATTCTCATGTCTTAATCTTCAGATTATCAGGATCTCGCAAGGTTGATTTCGGATCTACTCTAGGTCCTGAGTTTATACCAGCCTGAGATGGTGTCAAGCCCACAGCTTCATCACGGACTGGTTGAACTCCACGACCAGCCAACAAAGCTTGCATATTTAGTCCTTGGAAGCCGCCACCCCAGATCGCTGCATCACCAGGGCGGGCTTCTTTTGGCGCTTGCGGCTGCGGTTGAGGTTTGATCTTGTCTTTGTTGACACCTCTTTTGCGGGTTGCGTACTTTTCGGCTTCTGCGTAGTCTTTTTCTTTGTACTTGTTTTTACGCATAAGGTATCCACTTTGGTTTTCGCCTTCTCTAGTTGTTTTGATGTCTGACATATCGAATTCCATTGCGAGTTGCTTGGTTGATCTGTCGGTAAAGCGGGTTTTCGCTGAAACCATTGCTGGAGCTTGGAGAAAAACGACAAAAACTTCATCTTGACATCCTTTCATTGGGCATTGCGCCTTTTTGCTTTCAAAGTACCCGTGTGTTGGGCATTTGTAATCATTCGTTACAGCCATATTTATCCCCTTCCTAACTGTTCATCTAATGTGCTACCTGAATAATCATACTTCTTACTAATACCTAATTTAATCTTAATCTCACCATTAACCACTTCAAGCTTGCTAGTCTTTTCTAGCGCTGGTCTAGCTTCTTTGCGGTACTGCACAAATTTGCTGGTATCTCGGTTTTGCATAATGGCGACTTCGCCATTCTTCCATTCGTTGTATGCCTTGCTTACCCGTCTTTGTATGTATTCTGTTAGCGGTTCTTTGTCATTTAGAAAGACATCCCGTAAGTGGGCAATAGATACCCCAGATAGATCCGCAAACAATGGAATACTAATTCCACGCTCATGGTCAGATAGGAATCTGCGCATAATGACTTTGAGTTCAGCTTTTGGAATGGTTGGTTTCATTGTCCATATACCCCAATGCGTTTGAGATAGTCTGACACATTGCGCCCTACTGTCAATTGCTCTGGCGTAAAGTCGTCTTGCACCCGTGATACTTGACGGCTAATCTTTTGAGCAATTAGTCTAGGCTGGACTTGTTCGGCAAAGGCAGCGCAAGCCAAAGCCGAAGCGATTACTCGGTCATCCTTGTTTCTGCCAGCCGCCATAATTGAGCCACCGTCACGCACCATGGTTTTCATTTCCTCAATGGTGTCCATGTCGTAAATGTCCATCATGCCACGCTCAAAGTAGTCCTTCATATAGGTGAGCATCCTCTCCTTGGTGGCTGCGGTAGTCAGCCAGCCAATGCTATTGGAGATTCCGCCCAATGTATCGTTTCTACGCCAAATGTAATTTTGCATATTGGCGTACACATCCATCAAGTCTTTTCCTAAAGCGCTACCCATGTTGGCAGCTTGGCGCTTTAAGTTCTTGAGTTCATTAATCACGGCTTGACCAGGACCATTGACCTCAAGGTTTAGTGTGGAGTTCTTATACGCTCCAGCCAAGTGCGCAATAATCCAGGCGAATTGGTAGGTGTTAAGTTCTGAAGTCGCAAACGAAGCCACTTGTTCAAGCCCATCAGCATATACCCGATAGACTTGAATACAGAAACGATCAGCCCAATCAGAACTACCGTAAGCGGGATCAGCGCCAATAACATAATAAGCAGTATCAACAGGCTGTTCCCAAACTTTGAGTGTAGCCAGTCTTTCTGTGGATTTAAGAACTTCAGTATCTTGGAAGTTAACTCCAAAGCTATATCTAAAGTATTCACAATCCATTCGCTTAATCTTTTTGACGGCATCCGTACACCTCGCATTAGAAAAGAAAGAAGTTCCAGTCATCACAAACGCATAGTCCTCAGTCGGAGGAAACTCCTGGTACATCAGGCTATCGTCTTTAATCCCTTCGTGTAGTTTCCAGCGCCACCATGCAATTTGTCGGCTATTGATCTCGTAGTTGTACAGTTTCTTAATATCCCGTACCCATTCTTTTTCTTCACCCGTTAGCTTGCCATCCCAATACACCTTGTAGGTCTGCGAGTTGGGATCGAGCATATACAGCTCGTTACGCCACCAGCCACAGAAAATAGCCCGTTGGGTTCTAGCCCGTTTAGCCGTGACATACATATCGTGAAACATATTGAAGCCACGGGCAGTCGATTCAAATGTGTATAGGCGATCAGGGTTGGTTTCAGCCAGAGAAGCCAATAAAGAAGCTAGTCCTTCCTCATCTCCCCAAGAACTTGTTTCCGTACCATGTAGGTATGTAATAGCCTTACCACGACCAAGACTTCCTTTCGCTCTAAGCCCAGCGACTTGATAAAAGATACGGCTGCGGTTTTTGAGGGAAAGCTGATTTCGGTTGTGAGCAAGGATCGGGATGCGATACTCTTTGGGCAAACCATCCATATACATGGCAAGGGTTGATCGGAACATATCCCGATTTTCTTCCGTATCTGTTGTGAGTGTGCCTTGAAGCCCTGGATGGGTAAAGTGCCAGTAGAGATCAAGTGCGAGTGATATTGTGGTGATTCCAAGTTGCCTTCCTTTCAGGATGACAAAGAAATGCACATCTTCTGCCAATCCCTTTTTGATTTCATTCATTACATAGGTTTGCGTACCGAGTAGGTTACCCATGCGCTTTAAGCCTTGCTCCTTGGTTTCAATCTGGAGCTGAGAACAAAAGTTGTAAAACTGACTAAGGTTAAAATCCATTAGGTTTTAATCCATGGTAATTTGTTATCAAACTTTTTAAGCATCCAAGCATTGCCTAGTTCAAAGAATTCTTTTTGAACGCCACAACCACCACCTAGTCTAAAGTTAAAGGTATGCTGATTGGTGCTAGTAAAGTTTGGAAAGAGTTGCTTTGCTGCGTTATAAAAGTGCCGATCCACGGCTAAGTCTTTGTTGTTCAGCAATATGGCAATCTGGCGTAGCTTCTCGGTTTTCATACCCCACATACACCAGTCCACAAAATGATGGTTCTCAATATTCCAAGCGTGATGGTTTTCCCCAATGGCTTCGCAGTTGTCATCCATCAAATACTTGCCATCTTGGTCATAAATCTTGCGTAAGCTATGCGCCCAATCGTAGCCTTCATCCATCTTACGCATAATTGACGACACATGGTTTTCGTCATACCAGTCATCGTCATTACAGAAGAAGGTGACATCCTCGGTCACCAGTTGTGGCGCAGCCGCTAACCAGCGTTGTCCAAGCCAACCGTTGCCACCAATCCGACTACCCCAATAGCACCACTTTGCACCAAACTCAGCGTAATCTTTGGTTATATCGTAAAACTGGGCAAGGCTACTGTCATCCTCGCCATCGCACAGCACATAATGGGTGCAATGGTATAGCTGGCGAGATACGCTCTCTAAACACTTCTCTAGCTCTTTGCGCCCTTTGGTGACGGTCACTACCGCTGCTGTTCTCATTGGTGTTTATTCAGTTTCTTGATTTCAAAGTTAGAAATATCCCAGTACGCTACCTTTAGCCGTGCATCGTGGTTACGGGCTAGATTAATCAACGCCACATAAGTCATGTTGGAATAGTTCTTTTTCCATTCTTCCGCTAACTTTATCTTTTGTCGCTTGGTTCGACAAGATATGGCTTTGAGCATCTCGGTTTTGTACATTAGGCGTTCTTCGGTCAGCTTCTCAATGTCGCTCTTGGCTGTCATCCTCGCCCACCAATGAACGCAAGTGGTCTAACTCAGCCTGGGCTTGCATTAAAAGCTTGGAACTTTCGGCATGAACTCGCATCAATTCATGGAATACTTGCTCCTTATCCATCCTCCAAATGCGCTCCATGTACATCTTTTTGGCATCATCGCTTGCTTTTTCAATGTACTGCTCTACGGTCATTGTGCCGTTTGCTGTTTTTAAGACGTTCTCCATACCCGTACCCCATCCCCTTCTCGTCTAGCGATAAACTTTTTAGCCAATGCCTTACCAGCTCGGTAATTGGCATTACACACAATCTGAATCTTGGCTTGTGGAATCACAAAGCTTTCCCCAATATCCATCGCTTTATATGGGTACACATTACGCTTTTTCTCAGGGGGAATCGGAATATTCTTTTCAATCTCTATACTCATCTTTACATCTCCTTTCATAACCATATAATACACAACATGATACAAACATACAATGAATATCATCTAGGTGACCAGCTAATCCACCTTAATTATCTAAGGCGATTATCTTACCTCTACCCTAACTACATCTTTCGTCATTATTGCCAGGACATCTATATCCCGCAATTGCTTGCAGTAGTGGAAGATTGTCCTTCTATCGAAATACTCCCGCTGGGGGAACGGGGTGATTCCTCCGTCAATTGCTGGTTGGGCGCAGATGGGTGGTTTTACCGACACCCCAAACAGCGCCATTGGGTTGATCTGCACCTAGACTGGTTTGACACCCTTTCTTCCCGCCTAGGGGTTGAGAACCCCATACGCTTTTGTTTACGAGCTTTTTCCCTGGCAGCCAGGCGCAGAGAATCAAACCATAAAGCTATGGGGAAAATCCAATCGGGGTAAGGTCATTAAAACGCTAGGCGCATTTTAAAATCGGATTTGGGATTTGGGCTTGAAAGCGTTTGCGCAAAATCCTGTTTTTGTTTTTGGTATTTAGATTGGGCATTGAGTAGCAAAGCTGCGCACCCCATTCCCACCCCACCCCAAAGAAAAATCAGATTTTCTGAAGTATCTCGGTATTAGGCGTAAGGTCTATGGAATCGAAGGTTGTGGTGTAGATGGTTCTACCGAGGATCTTGTCAATGTTCCATTGGTTGTAGGTAGTCCACAAAGGTCCTGTATCCACCGCCACGATGTACTGGCAATACTGCGCTAGGTTACCGATCTCGGTCACCGAGAGGTGCATTTCAAGGGTGCTAGGGCATAGCTTA